AGTAGTGTACTCCACAATTCAAAAACAAAAAGTCTAATTAAACAATGTCTGAGTTCATCTTTAATGATGTACCTCAACGGTCTACATCCACGTTTGACCCGGAGGCAGCATATGTGGCATTTGAAGCTCAGTACAGAGCAAGCCTCAGCGTTAGTGTCGCTAGAATTTTCTTCCTCAACCAGAAGAAGGCCAAGGATCGTCTACGTCAGACGTCACAACCAAATGTCAATCTTACTTTTGGCCAGTCAGTCTTTCCAGTGGTTAATAACCATTTTCCACAATTCCAGTCAAATCCGGTGCCAGATAACGGTCTTACCCTGCACCGCCTCTCCGGTTACCTTGCGAGATGGTTAATGGATCAGATCAGGGTTGGAGGTTCTGTACGAGAGGCAGAAATTAGGGGAGCAATAGTGATACCACTTGCAGAAATAAAAGGCTGCACTTGGAATGATGGCAATGCTATGTATTTGGCATTTGCTGCTGGGACAGAAATGTTTCTGCAGACATTTACATTCTTCCCATTAGCAATTGAAATGCAACGCGTGCTAAAAGATGGAATGGATGTCAACTTCATGAAGAAAGTAATAAGGCAGAGATATGGGACACTAACTGCTGAGCAATGGATGAGACAGGAGGTGACTGCAGTCACAGCAGCATTTAATGCTGTTGGATTGCTGCCTTGGGCTAGATCTGGATTCTCTCCAGTGGCTAGAGAGTTCTTGAGGAACTTTGGTATTAATATCTAAGCGGGGTAAATAAAATAAAAAATATAAAACAAAAAATACAAAAAAATAATAAAAATATAAAAATCCAAAAAAATAGTAGTGTTTAGATTTCTAAACACTACACAAAATCAGCTGCAAATGGGTTGGGTGGTTGGGGCAAATCACAGTCTAAATCATTTTATGTTCATTATCATTATTTTTGAATTTGGAAGCACACTACT